GCCAGCTCCATTTGCTGGTATAGATCAGTTGGTAGAGCAACTGACTCTTAATCAGGAGGTCGGGGGTTCAAACCCCTCTGCCAGCACCACGTAGATATATAGAGGAGCGCCAGAGTCGGAGAGCTGGGGCGGTCTGTAAAACCGTTGCTTTCGAGCTGAGTGGGTTCGACTCCCACCTCCTCTACCAATATGGCGGAGTTGACCCCAGTAGGTGCGGGGAGCAGTCTTGAAAACTGTTGGTCGTGATGAGCGGCCTGTAGGTTCGAGTCCTACCTCCGTCGCCATATGGAACGATAGCTTATGAGGTCTGAGCGGCGGTCTGAAAAACCGCAGGATGATGGATCGTTACCATCTCGTTCCACCAACCATGGACATGGTATTCATGGGCTGACGAGCCTCCGGTGAAAGTCCGGCGCAGAAACGCGATAGACCCAACTGAGCTGCTGTGAGCAAAGCAGGCAAGCCGATCAGGAGTGCGGCGGGCTGGCATACCCCAACGGGACTTTGAGAGCCTGAGAAAGTATGCCCCTCTAAAGGTGGTCAGCAACTGAGGTAAAATAAGTGTAGTAACCGTGCAAATCGGAATGACTGGTAAATTCCATCCGTGAGAGCCGGACGTTGCTTCTACGAAAAGAAGCCTTTATGCGCCTGTAGCTCAGTTGGTAGAGCAGCGCCCTTTTAAGGCGTGGGTCGGGAGTTCGAGACTCTTCAGGCGCACCAGGACAATATTATTCTACGGGAACCTCGGAGATTATTTCTCCGAGGTTTTTCATATAAGAAGGGAGGTTGCAATAATGCCAGCGAAAAAGCCACTTATGAAGCCGGCGACACATAAAGTGGTCAAAGATGCAAAGCCGACTGAAGTGGAGCCGCGTGTAGTTAGCGATGAGCAGTACCGCTGTACTTGTTGCGGCCACAAGTATAAAAAGCAAGAGGGGAATTTCGGGCGATCTAAGTCTCCTATTTATAAGGGGAACAACGGTTTTCTATCAATCTGTCGGAATTGTATTGCTGAAATCTATGAACAGTACGTAAAGTTTTACGATGGGGATGAAGATGAAGCTGCAGAGCGGATCTGCCAGATTACAGATATGTATTTTGACGCAGATATTTGGGCGTCATCTCGAAAGATTAGTGAAAGTCGAAATGGAAAGAGCCGGAATCGAATT